TAAGTGCTGGAAGTAGAAGAGTTCCTATGGCGGCTTGGGCTATGGGTAGAGTAAATAGCTTTCTTAGAGGTTCAAGAAAACACGATTTAGATTTACGCAAAAAAAGAAAGAAAAAATAAATGGCTAAATATAGAGGTAGAACTGTAACCCTTAATAAACCATTTAGAACTTCAGGCGAAAGAAAGAAGTTTGGGGTTTATGTCAGGAATAAGAAAACAGGTAATGTTCAAGTAGTTCGTTTTGGAGACCCAAATATGACTATAAAAAAAAACAATCCAGCGAGGCAGAAATCATTCCTTGCGAGACATGGTGCTACATTGAAAAGAATGAGAGCTAAGGGGAGACAAGTAAACTTACAGCCTGTTTTTTGGGCAATAAAGTCTTGGAGAAAAGGCTTTAATGTATAATGTCAAGAAATCCATTTTTAGAACAATTAGCTGACAACCACGAAGCACAAATTAAAAGAACTTTAGAAGATTTAGAAGCAAGGATAGTATCTCAAATATCTAAAATAACAGAGGGTGCTGATGCAGTTTCAACAAAAATAGCAATAGAACTTAGAACTGATTTAAAAAGATTTATAGATGAAACATATAGAACTACAGCCGATAGTATGGTCAGGGACTATGACCAAATTGTGCAAGAGTTTATGAAAGAATTTGGCGAACTAAATATACCTGATAATTTTAAAACATTAACTAAAGCTGATGCCTTGACTATTACACAATTAAAGTTCCAATCATTTCAAGGATTTGAAGATATTGCTAGTAGATACCTAAATGAAATATCAACGCAAGTTTATCAGAACGCAATAGCTGGTAAACCTTTCAATGAAATGGTTAAAGACCTAAGAGGATTAATTACAGGAGATGTAGATAGAAGAGGTAGACCAATGAGTACATATGCTTCTCAAATAGCTCACGACTCAGTAATGCAGTTTGATGGTCAATTTACTGTATATAAAGCGGAAGAGGCTGGATTATCTAAATTCAAATATACAGGAACAAGAGTAGATGACACTAGACCATTTTGTATGAGAGAATTAGACAGGGCGGCTGGTGGAAAAACTTACACAAAAGAAGAAGTACAAACTCTTCACAACACAAGAAGTGGTCAATTTGCTAATGGAAAAGCTGAGGGAGACCCATTTATTGTAAGAGGTGGTTATAGATGTAGACATACTTGGTTGCCTGTAGCTGATGAATTCTTTGATTAATTATAAAAATTAAATTATATAAAAGGGAAAAAAGGAGATTAATTATGGCTGACGAGCAAAAAACGGAACAGGAACAACAACCTGTAGAAACTAAAGTTGATGAAACTGTTGAGACTAATATTGAGGAAGAAAAAGTATACAATCTAAAACAAAGCGATTTAGAGAAGTTAATTCAAAAAAGAGTTGGTCATGTTACTAAAAATTTTGAAAAAAAATATGCTGGTATTGACCCAGAACAAGCTAGAAAATTATTAGAGGAAAAAGAAAACAAAGAAATAGAAGATCAAAAAGCAAGAGGCGAGTTTGAAAAAATTTTAAAAGAACAAGCTGAAAAATCTAATAAAGAAATTGCTAGTTTACGTTCAGAAATTGAAAAAGTAAAAGTTGATGGTGCTTTACTCAATGCGGCTTCAAAGAACTCAGCAATTAATCCTGAACAGGTAAAAGATTTGTTAAAAGGTAATGTTAAACTTACTGATGATGGAAAAGTAGAAATACTTGCAGAAAATAAACAGCCAATGTATAACAAAGACGGAGACCTGAAAAGTATTGACGAATATGTAAAGGACTTCATTACGGATAATCCTCACTTTCAAACAGCAACCCCATCAGGGTCAGGAAGTAAGGCAAATCTAGGCAAGGTTGACGCAAAACCTTTTAATATTGCAGATTTAGATATGACAAAACCTGAAGATAGAAAGCAATATGCTGAATATAAAAGGGCAAGAGATAAGAATATTGTCATTGATTTAACACGAAGCTAATAGGAGATTATTATGGCTAACGAAACGACAAGTAGCACAGTATCGGAACTATATACCGAAATTGTAGCTGAAGCATTGTTTGTTGCTCAAGAGCAATCAATCATGCGTGGTCTAGTGCGTAATTATACGATCGCTGGTGGTGGTAAATCTGTAGAAGTACCGATTTATTCAGCAGTAAGTGCGGCCGCAGTTAATGAAGCAACAGACTTAACTAACACAGCAGTAAATCCAAGTTCAGTAACAATCACAGCCACAGAAAAAGGCGTGATGACTACGTTGACGGATCTTGCCAGAAATTCAGCACCAAGAAATGTTGCTGGAGATATTGGTAGATTATTTGGAGAAGCAATCGCAAAAAAAATGGATCAAGATTTAATTGCTCTATTTGATGGTTTCTCAACAAGTATTGGTGGTGCTGGAACAGAATTAACTATTGATAACATTTTCAAAGCAGTAGCAACATTAAGACAAGCTAATGTTCCTATGCCTTACTATGGAGTATTCAACCCTAAGGTAATTTACAATGTTAAAAAATCTTTAACAAATACTTTTGTAAATCCTAATGCTGGAGACTTACAGAACGAGGCTATGAGAACAGGTTTTATTGGAACTATTGCTGGGGTTCAAATTTTTGAGTCCTCAAATGTAGATGGAACAACTGATACAGATAACTGTAAAGGTGCTGTTTTCTCTCAAGATGCTTTAGCTCTAGCTATGATGCAAGACCTAAAGATTGAGAGCCAGCGAGATGCTAGCTTGAGAGCCGATGAGATAGTGGCAACGGCGGTCTACGGAGTAGGAGAAATCCACGATACATATGGTGTTGAAATGCTCAACGAGTCAGTAATTAACTAATCTTTATAAACTAGGGGTGGTAATCCACCCCTTTTTAAAATATGGTGGTCTTATGAGTATGATAAAATTAAAAAAAGGCGATAAAATCATTGAAAGAACAAAAGATGATTATGATAAAAACAAAGATACATGGACTCATAGAGGTTATAGTCCTGTAGAAGAAAAGAGTTTCTTAGATAAAATCAAAAAGAAAGCACCAAAGAAAAAGAAGTCTAAATAATGGCAACTTCAGTATTTAGTGTAGCATTATCTCATGTTCAGGAATATCAGCCTGATATAGCTGGTTTTGGTATTGCTAGTTTTGATACACAATTACAACATGCTGAAGATGATGTTATTAGACAAGTAAGAGAAGAATGGTGGGAACGATACAGACACACAGTTAGATACAAAGATATAACTAAGGTTACTTCCCTAGAATTAGTAAATAGTAAACTTACACCTAGCCAATGGAGAAGATCAGTTTGTTATAAGGCTTTGGCTGATTATATTTTTCCTATGCTATCTAAATTTAGAGACCCTGATACAGGCGAGGGTAAAGATAGTTTTCAAGTACAAATGGATTATTACAAGAATAGATATAACGAGGAGTTTCAAGCAGTATTAAGAGATGGTGTTGAATATGATGAAGATAGTAGTGGAACTATCCAAGCTAGTGAAAAAGAACCAATACATACTCTTAGACTTGTTAGATAATGGTAGCAGATATAAAGATTACTGCTAATACTGTAGATATTGTAAAGTTTTTAGAAAGAACTAAGCAAAAAATTCCGAATCAAATACAAATGGCTTTAGCAAAAGCCTCACAGTTTGGTATCATGCGTATTACTGATAAAACGCAAAGTGGAGAACTACCTGATGGTGGTAGATTTAGACCATATAAAAAATCAACAAAAAAATCTAGACTCAAACGAGGGAGACAAGTAGGAAAAGTAGATTTAACAGATACAGGAAGAATGTTCAGATCATTAACTAGCAAGATAACTAAATCAAAAGGAACATTATTTTTTAGGAGACAAGAAGAAAACAAAAAGGCTTTTTTCCATGATACAGGTACAAGGTTTATGGAAGCTAGACCTTTTTTTGCTATTGGACGAAGAGATGAAGATAAGATAAGAGATATATTCTTTAAGGCTATAAAATTATGAGTAAAAGAGAAGATATTGCTGGAGATATTATTACTAAGCTAGATGCAGTATCTAGTCCTATTGAGTTTAAGCTCATAAAAAGAGAGCCATTTCAACCTGAAGAGTTATCTCAAGCTCAGTTTCCAGCCGCATATATACAAACAGGGGACGAAACTAGAGACTTTTTTTCTATAGGAGATGTGGGTTCAGGTAAAAGACAAGGGACTATAGACTTCCTTGTAGTTGGTTTTGTAAAAGGAACTGACTCAAATATTGATACTCTTCGCAATCAACTCATAGAAGTTGTAGAAGAAACTTTGGATAATGACATAACAAGAAATGGTAATGCTCTTAGCACCCAAGTGGTTGAGGCTAGTTCTGATGAGGGTATATTATTTCCTTATGGTGGAGTGAGAATTGTGGTAAGAGTTTTATATGAATTTGTTAGGGGGACTTCATAATGGCTAAAAGAATAAAAATATACTTTCCTGATGGAGAAAACGAGATGGAAATCTTTGATGACCAGCTTGAAAATTATCTTGCAAAAGGATTTAAGAAAGATAAAAAAGAAGATAGACCTCTTCCGAAAAATGATTTAGAAGAAGAAGAAACAAACATAATAGAGGAGTAAAATTATGGCAACGCATACAGGATTAAATGGTGTTGTTAAAATTGGGTCAAACACAGTAGGGGAAGTAACTTCATTTACTTTATCCCAAACTCAAGACACAGTTGAAGATACATCATTAACAGACTCAATGAAAAGTTATAAAGCATTAAGAGGAGACGCAACAGCAACAGTTGAATGTCATTTTGACGAAACTGATACTGCTCAAGAAGCGGCAAACTTAGGAACAAGTGCTACACTAGAACTATACCCAGAGGGTGCAGATAGTGGAGACAAATATTTCACAGGAACAGCTATTGTTACAGGTGGAGATGTTGGTGTTACTATGGACGGAATTATTAGCAGAACTCTTACTTTTCAATTCACAGGTGGAGTATCTGAGGCAACAGTATAATAATTTGTGGCTGATAAAATAGATTTCTTTGAGGGAGTCAAAAACCATTTTGAGTCTCTTGAAGTAAAAATAATTGAAGTTCCTGAATGGGGTCTTGAGGGCGATAAAGCTATGTATGTGAGACCCTTTACCATGAACGAAAAGGCAAAACTATTTAAAGGTGCTAACGACTCAGACCTTAGTGTTTTGGTTGATGTGATAATACAAAAAGCCGAAACAAAAAGTGGAGATAAGATGTTTGACTTATCTCATAAGCCTAAGTTCAAAATGAAAGCTGATACTGATGTTATTTCAAGAGTAGCTTCATCAATTATGTCTCAAGACAATCTTACTGACATTAAAAAAAACTAAACTCAGACCCAGAACTCTATAATGTCTTAGCCTTAGGAGAAAGGCTACATATGTCAGTAAGAGACATATTGCAAATGCCTGTTCAAGAGTTTAATATGTGGATTGCTTATTTTCAAATACAACAGGAAAAAGCCGAACAAGAACAACGAATGAATAGAAGATAATGGCTACAAAAAAAGTTAACATTGATATAGTTGCTAAGGATAAGTCCAAAAGAGCATTAAACAATGTTAAGGGTAGTTTAGATAAATTAAAATCATCAGTATTTAATGTTCGTAATGCCTTAGCTGGTCTTGGTGCTGGTTTAGTAATTAGAAACCTTATTAACACAGGTAAAGAATTAGAAAATTTACAAACAAGATTTAAGTTTTTATTGAAAGATGCAAATGAGGGTGCAAAAGCATTTGAAAATCTTACAAAATTTGCATCTCAAGTTCCTTTTTCATTAGAAGAAATACAAGCTGGTTCAGGAATACTAGCTACTGTTACAGACAATGCTGATGATCTTCAAAAGATGTTGGAGATTACAGGTAATGTAGCCGCAACTACAGGACTAGATTTTAGAACGGCGGCTGAACAAATTCAACGATCATTTAGTGCTGGTATTGGTGCGGCTGATTTATTCAGAGAAAAAGGTGTAAGGAATATGCTTGGCTTCAAGGCTGGTGCTACAGTATCAATAGAGGAAACTGTAGAAGCATTTGAAAGAGTCTTTGGAGATGGTGGTCAATTTGGAAGTGCAACTGATGAATTAGCACAAACACTTGAGGGAACTTTATCTATGATTAATGATAAAGTTTTTACATTTAAGAAAACATTATTAGATGCTGGTTTTTTTGCAGAACTAAAAAGACAGTTTGGAGATTTAGATAATTTCCTAAAAGAAAATCAAAAAACTTTAGATGAAGTAGCAACAGATATTGGAAAAGGTTTAGCTAAAGCAGTAGTTGGATTAGCTGAGGGTATTAAGTTTTTAGCTGACAACTTTACATTATTGAAAGCGGCTGTTGGTGGATTTATAGCTTTTAAATTAGCTAGTGTAATTATAGGAATAACAAATGCCATAAGATTGATGCGAATACAAACATCAGGTCTTGTAGCTTTATCAGGTGCAAAAGGTTTAGCATTAGTGGCGGCTTCTTTTGCGGCTATGAAAATTGCGGCAAATGATTTTAAAGAAGAAGTAAGAGATGTTAGAGAAGAACTAAGACAACTTTCTCTTAGTGAATTAACAAAAAGAGCAACAGAATTAAATTTAGAAATATTAAAATTAACACAACAAAACAAAAATCTAACAGAGTCTTATAAAGAACAACATGAGGCATTAGGAGAAACAAATGGATTTTTCCCTGATCTACAACTTAATATGGGAAAACAAATACAATTAGAAAATGAAGTTGGTCAAGAATACGAAAACAATACAAAAAAAATTAAAGAATTAAATGAAGAACTAAGAATATTAAATCAACTTATTAATCAAGGAGGTGGTGGAACACAAAAACTTATTGAACCTCTTGGTGCTTTAGATAATGATTTAAAAGATTTTATAAAGACAAACAAAGAAACAACTGATGGAATAGAAGATCAAAAGAAAAAAGTACAAGTTTTAAGAGAAGTTGTAGGTGGATTAGATGGAGACTTTAGAAATTTACACCCAACACTTTTAGATACAATTAATTTCAATAATGATTTAGTTGAAAGTTTTAATAAAGTAGAGGAAGAGGTTAAAAAAACTAAACCGATTACATTTATGACAAGACCTGATCAACAAACAGGCATGAGTGAAAGAGATAAACAAGCCTTAGCTGATAAAAAAGCACATGAAGAAGAAGTTAATAGAATATTATTAGAAAATAAAATTGAGGGTATGAAAATTGCTCAAGATATGGCTGATGAAAAATTGAGATTAAATAATATTGAGATAGAAGCTGAAAAAAGAAAACAAGAAGAATTGATTGCTTTGAAAAAACAAGGCAACAAAGAAATGTTAGACAATACAAGATCAGGATTACAAGCAATAAGTGGTTTAAACAGAACCGCTTTTGAAGCCTTTAAAAGATTTCAAATTGCTGAGGCTACAATAAATGCAATAAGATCCGCAAGTAAGGCTTTTGGTCAATATCCATTTCCTATAAATATTGGAGTTGCGGCAACTGCTTTAGCAAAAGGAATGGCGCTTGTTGCTCAAATAAAATCTACTAGCTTCAGAGAAAAAGGCGGCCCTGTATCACAAGGTAAACCATTTATTGTTGGGGAAAAAGGTCCGGAGCTTTTTGTTCCAAATCAATCAGGAAATATTGTTGCTAATAATAAAATGGGTGGAAGTCCTGTTGCTGTTACATTTAATATTAATACAGTTGATGCAAGAGGTTTTAACGAATTATTAACTAATAGTAGAGGGACTATTGTAAGTTTGATAAATAGTGCTGTTAATGAAACAGGGAGACAGGCTGTTGTATGAGTGGTGCATTACCTAGTGTTGATTTTAAAGCTGTTAACTTTCAAAGTGAACAAAGAACTTTGCGTAGTACAACAGATAGTGGCAAAACTTTTCGTAGACAAATTGATGGTCAAAGATGGACTTTTACTCTTAGCTATCCTTTAAAAACAAGAACTGAGTTTGCACCTATACAGGCTTTCATAATTAAACAACGATCAGGAAAAGAAAATTTTACAATTACTTTTCCAAGCTATTTTAATGCTCAGGGTTCAGAAACAGGAACAGTAAGAGTTAATGGTTCTCATACTGCTGGAGATACAACAATAACAGTTGATGGTCATGCTGGAGATACTGCTGGTTCTTTCAAAGCTGGGGACTTAATTAAATTTAATCACAGCAAAGTGTATATGATTGTAGAAGATGTAACACCAAGTTCTAACGCATCAACAATAACTATAGAACCACCTCTCAGAGATGCTTTAGCTGATGATGAACAAGTAAATTATGATAATATAACTTTTACAGTTCATCTTAATTCTGATGTGCAAGAGTTTCCAACTAACACAATAGATAAAGATAATAATATTTTAATTAATTATGAGTTTGATGTTATTGAGAGTTTGTAATGGCAAGAGGATTATCAAGTTCTGTAAAAACTGAATTAGCTACAGGTAATATAGCACCTGTTCATTTAATT